ACCCTACACAGCACACGCACCCTATTTACTCGCACACGCAACTCGCACTCTCCTAAAGTTTGTGTTGGCGAAATTTTTTGGGTCTTGGCGCTGGCTCCTCGCACAGCAGGAAAGTTTGTGTTGGGCAAAATTTTACAACGCACTCGGGCGTGTCGTTTTTTAATCAAAAAAATAACCCCCGATTTCTCGGGGGCTATTCTGTCGGTCTGCTTAGGCTTTGACCTTTGCAGGGGCGGAGTTTCTTGCGATTACCTTCAAAATCTCGTTTAGATTTGCAAGGGTCTGAAGGTCAGTTGTCTTTATGGTTTCCCATGAGCCATTACCTTTTAAGGCTCTAAGGTCTGAAACTGTCTTAGTGAATATAGTTTCAACGCTTGCGGGTGCTTTTGGTGTTGTTGCATTTTTGCGGATGCGGGTCTGCTCAAGTGTTGGAGTTTCTGCAACTAACTCGGCATAATCTTTAACGCCTGCCAATTCCTCTGCAACTTTTTCCTTGCCGTGAGCGGTCTGGAACTTTTGAGCCATTTTAAGCAACTCGGAAATTGGCTGAGATTTTGCGCCTGCAACTGTGTCCAATATTTCCTGCATGGTGATAAAATACTGGACATGGCTTGCCCTAATTGTTGGCGCTGTTCCGCCTGCTTTTTTGATACTTGCTTGGATATCTCTAACGCTTGATGTATTTGCTTTCAAGCGTTTTACACATAGAGAAATAAAGCCTTGCTCACCTTCTAGGTTTACAAGTTTTGAATAAGCATCTACTACTACGTTTGAGATTACTGCACTTGCTTTTGGTGCTTTTTCCTTTGTTGCCATTTTTTGTTTTTCCTTTTCTCGGATTAGTGTATTAATTTAATACACTTTGTAATCTATTTGATTACTGGATAATCCTCTCATTTTCTCATGGCTTTTACAAGCACATTTCGCAACTTTTTTGAATTATTTTTGTTAGGTACATCACACCCATTTTTCGAACGCCTGTTCGAATTGGTGCAGATAGGTTCCTGATATATTCCTGAGAGAAGCCTGAGCAACGAGGTCGGGCGTGTCGCGCAAAAGGTTTGTGTTGGGTTAAATTGTCTTTAGTCCTTTATCTTTTGTTTTTGTCTTTTGTTTTTATCTTTTAATTCAATAATAAGTCTTTAGTCCTTTATAGTCTTTTGGTATTTGATTTTAATTTTACTTACCCCCCAAATATATTGCTATTGGATAGTCTTATCCTCATCATTAACCTTATCACTTAGCCACCGATAGCCAACATGTACCAAGGGATAGAGTGAGATTATGACCCAGAGGTTATTAACTGAGGCTCGGTATTGTACTGTACTATCACTTTAAAAATTTCTGTTATATATTAGGGGATTATATATATTATACGCTCAGAATGAGCGTAATTATTACCTATCTGTTCGGTTTTAGTACTTTGAACAGGTTATCTAATATGTAATATAAATATTACGGAGTTCGCTCCGTTTAGAACTCCGCTCACTATAATATATAATAATATAATAATATATATTGGGGATAGTCTGCCCGTTTACGGGTACCGTTAAATAACCGTTTATAGGGGGCAATCGTGGGTCGTAAGCCAGGGGTACAAAACATCCCTAAGGATGCTGCCCAGAAGCAGGTACTAGAACTCTTAGCCCAAGGCTCTACTGTGGTAGATGCTATGAAGGCTGTAGGGCGTAACGATGTAACCTTCCGTCAATGGTCTATGGCCAACCCAGATTTTAAGGATAAGGCTGACAAGGCTCGCCTATCTGGCAAAGGGGTTAAATCCGACCTTTCCAATCTGAAGGATATTTCTTTTGAAGAGTTCTCAGAGCAATTTCTAGATACTAGACTTTTTGACCATCATAAGACTTGGGTAGATTTATTAGAGGGTAGGCAGCCAAGGTTCATACACCCTAGTATGACTTATGAGCAAGCAGCAACCAATCGTATTTTAATTAACGTACCACCAGAGCATGCTAAGTCAACTGTACTAACAATCAACTATGTTACCTACCGTTTGGCTATAGACCCTAACATCAGAATTATTATTGTTTCTAAAACGCAAGGTATGGCTCGTAAGTTCCTATCTGCGATTAAAACAAGATTAAGTCATCCTAACTGGACCAAGTTACAAGTTTCATTTGGACCTAACGGTGGCTATAAAGCAGATTCACCTACCTGGTCAGCCGATATGATTTACTTAGGTGCTGGACGAGATTCTGGGGAGAAAGACCCAACAGTACAAGCATTGGGATTCGGGTCACAGATTTACGGTGCTCGCGCCGACCTGATTATCCTTGACGATGTGGTGATGAACGCAAACGCCCATGAGTGGGAGAAGCAAATTGAATGGCTTCAAAAAGAAGTTATCACCCGCCTAGGGCGGCACGGCAAACTGCTTATAGTAGGAACCCGTGTCGCACCTATAGATTTATATAAGATGATACGAGATGGCGACCAATGGACAGGTGGCAAATCTCCATTTACATACATGGCTATGCCATCAGTTTTAGAATTTGATGAAGACCCAAAGAACTGGAAAACACTTTGGCCTTGGACAGACAGGGCAGAAGGAGACAAGGACGAACCTAATGAGCAAGGACTATATCCCAAATGGGATGGACCTTCGCTTTTTACAAGGCGGTCTGAAGTGGCTCCGTCAGTGTGGGCTATGGTCTACCAACAAGAAGACGTCCAATCCGATTCCATATTCTCGCCAACAGTTGTGGCAGGATGTGTTAACGGTATGCGAAAGCGCGGACCACTTAAGAAAGATACACCGGGACATCCCAAAAACATAGATTCAACTTATACAATAATTGGTTTTGACCCTGCAGTATCTGGTAGGTCTGCTTTCGTAGCAGTGTCTTATAATCGTGCTGATGGTCGTATATATGTTTTAGATTGCGTCAACATGGTTGACCCTACTCCACAGAAAGAGAATGCTCTTATCAAGGAGTGGGTAGAAAGATTTAAGCCACAAGAGTTTCGGGTTGAGATTAACGCCCACCAAAAGTATTACGCTATGGATACAGAGTTACGTGATTACCTAGCATCCTATGGATGTCAACTTAACTCACACTTTACTGGTAAGAATAAATGGGATGTAGGATTTGGTGTAGCCTCTATGGCTAGCCTTTTTGGTTCAGCCAGAGATGGTAGATTTCAAGATAACAACCTGATTGAATTTCCAAGTAATGAAGGTTCTGAAGGACTTAAGTCTTTAATACAGCAACTTATAATTTGGAAGCCTGATACTAAGAACCCTACTGACTGTGTAATGGCATTATGGTTTGCTGTTATCCGTTGTAGGGAACTAATGCAGACTTCAAGTAGAGTTGGGCAATATCAAAATAATAGATGGGCTACTAGAGCACAAAAGGCTAGTAGAGGTTCACTTAATTTAGACGAGGCCTTTGCAGAGCAATGGCAAGAAACTTATGGATAGGAAACTATGGCATTAACAATTGAACAGATAGCGGCACGAGTACAATCGTTACGTTATCGAAATAGCGAAAGAGATGCCCGTAATCTTGACGTTCTTGCTGTTCGTAAGGGAAAGATTTCTGAAGTCTATCCTGACTTCTTTCCAGATGGTGTAGATGCTAATGTCGTTGCAAATTTTATTGATATCGTTGCCAGGGACCTTTCTGAGGTTATGGCACCTCTTCCGGCGGTTAACTGCTCAGCCGCTAATCAAGTCTCTGACCGTGCTCGTACTTTTGCCGATAAGCGTACTCGTATTGCTAGTAATTACTTTTCGCATTCTGACCTATCAGTCCAGATGTACTCAGGAGCAGACTGGTATCTAACTTACGGCTTTGTTCCGTTTATTATAGAATTAGATGATGATGCTAAACTGCCTCGCATCCGTATAGAAAACCCAATTGGCGCATATCCAGAGTTTGACCGATATGGACGCTGTATAGCATTTGCTAAAAGATACACACTTACCCTTGGTGAGTTAGTAGCACAATTCCCAGAGTATGATAACATACTTCTTGGCGGAATGGGATATAAACAAGACCTAAATGGTCAAGTAGAAATTATCCGCTACTACGACAAAGACCAATCAGTTGTATATGTTCCAGCAAAAGATAATTTAATTTTATCACAAGCCAAGAATCCTCTTGGTAAAATGATGGTAATTGTAGCACGTAAACCGTCTATCGACAATGAATTACGTGGACAATTCGACGATGTACTTGGAATTCAGTTACTCCGCAACCGTTTCGCCTTATTGGCAATGGAAGCAGCGGAGAAATCAGTACAAGCACCTATTGTACTTCCACAAGATGTACAAGAACTACAGTTGGGTGGAGATGCGGTTATCCGCACCGCCAACCCAGCAGGTGTTCGTCGTGTAGAACTTACTCTACCACAAGGCGCATTTACAGAACAGCAATTACTTAACCAGGAACTTAGAGTTGGTGCTCGTTATCCAGAGTCTCGTACTGGTAACATTGATGCATCTATCGTTACTGGTCAAGGTGTACAGGCTCTTATGGGAGCATTTGATACACAGGTTAAATCAGCCCAAGCAAT